AGAATCATTAAGGGTTTTTGTCAATACCGTTTTGGCAGAGTCCTGGGAATCAGACCAGGGTGAAAGAATTGACAATCATGAACTGATTGACAGGAAGGAGGTTTATCCAGGAGATATTCCAGACACCAGGGTGGGTGTTTTGTGTGCCTCTGCAGATGTTCAGGGAGACCGGATTGAAGTTTTGGTTAATGGGTATTCAAGGGATGAAATATGGGTATTGGGGTTTCAGATATTTTATGGCAACCCTGCAAGTGATTCCCTCTGGGACCAGTTCGAGGGATATCTAAGGCAGCCTTGGCCCCATCCAATCGGCAAGGATTTAAGGATAGTGCGAACCAATATTGATTCAGGTTACGAAACCGGCCAGGTGTACAAATTCTGCAAAAAGCATGAGGGTCTGGGGGTCCGGGCAGTCAAGGGGATTGGTGGACAAAACAGGGCAGAGGTTGGCAGGGCCAGCAAAAACAATTCTGCAAACTGCAACGTCTGGCCTATTGGTGTCAATACCCTGAAAACCCAAATCATGGCAAGGCTCAAAAACAGGGAACCAGGAACACCTGGCTTTATTCATTTCGGGGATTTTTTAGATGATGAATTTTTTTATCAGTTGACAGCAGAAAAGATGATTAAACGGTACGTCAAAGGAATCCCCCATTTTGAATTCAAACAACTCAGACCCCGGAATGAGGCCCTTGATTTGATGGTTTACAACCTGGCAGCATTTTCATCATTGAATGCAAATATGCCTCTGGTTCAAAAAAACCTGGAGGATGTGAGAAAGCCTGAACCAAAAAATTCATTCAAAAAAGGGTGGGTTTCCGGGGTTGTTTCAAAAAGAAGGAAATATTAATGGCATTCCTGTTTAAGTTTTTGAGGACCTTGATTGCAGCAATCTTGGCCATGCCAGTGGTTGGTGTCATTGTAGTTTTAATCATGTTCATTTTTGCCTTTTACTACTTATTGAAAGTCATCTGCTTTGCCCTGGTTTTCTTTGTCAATTTAATCAGGGCCATAACCCCCAAGGCTGCCTATGGCCAATCTATTTGATTCTGCTAATTTTGCAACAGTGGAACCAGGGTTGGCCGAGTACGCCAGCCCAATTGTATCCGGTGATTATATCAACTGGAAAAAGACCGGCATTGAGGATGATTATCCATCTGCCAGTTATTCAATGGGATATGAATGCACCCTCAATGGAACCCCTGGAACAGGGTTTTCAGTTGCAGGTTCCGTTTCCAGTTCTGAATGGGTCTTTTCGATATCATCCACTGCCTCTGCATCCCTGACCCTTGGAATCTACCAATGGAATTTGTATGTGGAACGAACCTCTGATTCTAACCGGATAAGGTTGGCAGATGGTTCCTGGGAAGTGGTCCCTGATATCAGGACCAATACTGCAACTGATGTTCAAAGCCATGCCAGAAAAGTCTTATCTGCTATTGAAGCAGTTATTGAGGGCAGAGCGTCTCAGGATCAAATGAGCTATTCAATTGCAGGCCGATCATTATCAAGAATGGATATTTCTGACCTGTTGCTTTTCAGGGATCGTTACATGTCAGAGTGGCAGAATGAAGTGAGAATGAAACGGATTAGGGAAGGGAAAGGCCATAATGGAATAATTCACACCCGTTTCCTGGAGGGTTGACCATGGGAATATTCAACCTATTCAAGAAAAAAACAGAGGACCGGGGCAAAAGGATTTCTCAGAAAATGAATTTGAGGCAGTACGATTCTGCAAAATTCGACAATTTATTTGCAGGCTGGACCGGAACTAGTCAATCACCAGACGAAGAGCTAAGGTCAGCCCTTCCTACCATCAGGGCAAGGACCAGGGGCCTTTGCCAGAATTCTGAATATGCCAGGAAATTTCTGGCCCTTTGTAAATCCAATGTAATTGGTTCCCATGGGATAAGGTTCCAAGCAAAAACCCGTCAGGAAAACGGGGTTTTGGATGGGATTGATAATAATTATCTGGAAGGGGAGTTTTTCGAGTGGGGTATGAACAAGGATTATTGTTCGATTAATGGAAGGTTAGATTGGTTCTCTGTGCAGCAACAGGCCATGGAAACCCTGGCAAGGGATGGAGAAGTATTTATTAGATTGATGAAAGGAACTGAGGGGAATCCTTATGGATTGAGCCTATGGGTATTGGAAGGGGATGCAATTCCCATCAACCACAACCTGAGCCAATCCAATGAAAATTATATTGTGATGGGCATTGAGCAGGACCAGTTTGGAAAACCCTTGGCCTATTATCAGGCAATCAAGACCCCGGTTGAGCAGGTCAACTATCAATTTTCAAATGAAACCGAAAGGGTCCCTGCAGATGAAATGATCCATCTATATATTGCAGAAAGGCCAGGGCAAAGCCGAGGGGTTCCATGGTTGCAGTCGGCAATCAGGCCCCTGCAGATGCTGCATAAATACCAAGAATCAGAATTAGTAAGTTCCAGGGTGGGAAGTTCAGCCCAAGGTTTTTTTCTCAGCCCTGATTCAACCGGATATGTGGGAACCGGAGAAGATGCAACCGGGGATTTGGTCACCGAGTTTTCACCAGGCCAATTTCATCAGCTGCCTGCAGGGGTTCAATTTCAGGCATTTGAACCAAACCACCCAACCACAGCCTATTCTGATTTCGTCAAATCTGTATTAAGGGCAGCAAGTTCTGGGTGTTTGGTCTCCTACAATTCCCTGGCCAATGATTTGGAATCAGTTAACTACAGTTCAATCCGGGCAGGGCAAAAGGAAGAACAGGACCATTGGAAAGGGTTGCAGAATATGATGATTCAGGGCCTTTGTTATCCGGTATACAAAGCCTGGTTGAAAATGGCCATTACCACCGGCCAACTGAATCTGCCCATGTCCAAATTGAGGAAATTCCATCAAGTCAAATGGCATCCAAGGGGTTGGTCTTATGTTGACCCATTGAAAGAATTACAGGCCAAGGAACTGGCCTTGAAAATAGGGGTCACATCCTTGTCAGAAATAGCAGGGGAACAGGGCAAGGAATACACCGACATCCTGGCCCAGCTGGCAGCTGAAAAAGACTTGGCCGATGGCTTGGGATTGATTTTGACCCCTCCAATTTCAGAGGAAGTTTTTGTCCAGAAAGTGGTTGAAGATAAAAACATTGAGGAGGAAACAACTGAGGAAACACCATGAAAGAAAAAACAGAAACAAAAATAGAAACAGGTTTATTTCATCGGACTGTTTCTCTGGAGCCAGGAGATGTTTCAGAGGAAAACAGAACTGTACAGATTGCAATGAGTTCCGAGATGCCGGTTGACCGCCATTTTGGAACTGAGATTTTGGACCACCGTCCTGAGTCGGTTCGGCTTGGCAGGTTGAACAACAAAGGTCCGGTGCTGGTAAACCATGACCTGGATGACCAGGTCGGAGTGGTTGAATCTGCATCCATTGATGCTGACAAGATTGGAAGGGCCTCCATTCGGTTTGGCAAATCGGAACGGGCCAATGAAATCTTTCAGGATGTTACCGATGGGATTAGATCACAAATAAGTATTGGTTATGCAATTCACCGGATGGAAATGGAAACGGAAAACCCCCCGGTTTATAGGGTTCTGGATTTCGAGCCTTTTGAATTATCAGTGGTATCCAGCGCAGCTGACCAGTCGGTTGGAGTGGGAAGGGAATCCGAAACCAGAATCCAAACGGAAGTTTTAAATTTTTCCACAAAAAAGGAAGTTATGGAAAACATTGAAGTAACAGAGGAACGGCAAGTGGACACAACGGATATTGTGGCCAAAGCTCGTTCTGATGAACAAAAAAGGGTACGTGAAATTGAGTCTTATGGCAGAGAACACAAGGAAACAGAAATGGCCGAAGAATACATCAAATCTGGCCAATCTGCTGGTGAATTTGCCAAGGCAATTCTAGAGCGGATTCAAAAGCTGCCAAAAACCCACCATGACATTGGTTTGACTCCAAAGGAAGTGAAACGCTTTAGCTGGATGAAGCTGATTAATCATATGTCCAAGCCTGGTGATGAAAAATACAGGAGAGAGGCTTCTTATGAGATTGATACCTGTATCGAAGCTGAAAAGGTATCACATAAGGCTGCCAGGGGGTACATCATCCCTAATGAGGTCCTGAATGATCGCAGGATCAAAACACCGGGACGATATGGAACCCGTGAACTGCAGGCAGGCAGTGGTGATGGTGCCAACCTGGTTCCCACCATTCTGGACGCATCCAGTTTCATTGAATTCCTGGACAATGCCATGGTGACAGTTCGGGCAGGCGCAACTGTTTTAAGGAATTTGGACGGAATTATCAAGATTCCAAGACGGGATGCAGCAATCACAGGCGGATGGTTGGCAGAGAGTGCAGATGCCGGTGATGTCACTCCAAGCTATGACCAGGTAACGCTTCAATTAAAAACCTATGGATTGAGGGTGGATTTAAGCCGCCAATTGAGGTTGCAAAGCTCCATGGATGTTGAATCCTTGGTTGCCCGTGAGATCGCCATGAGCTGCGCCCTTGCATTGGATAAAGCAGCAATGACAGGGGATGGAGCAAGTTCCAGCCCTACTGGTTGCGGTGCAAGAAGTGGGGTCGGGGTTCAGGCATTGGCTACGATCAACCAGATAACTTTTGCGGAAGCGGTAGGACTCCAGACGGACGTTTTGGCTGCTAATGCATTCTTTGGATCATTGGCTTATGCAATCCATCCAGTATTGGCCGGAGATGCAAAAAGCCG